TTATTCTGCGGCTTTCTGTACCCGGATATCACTGCCTAAAAACTGGATCTGTACAAAGGCCGCAAGGCGGCTGGAAATCTTCTCTGTATACAGCTTTTCCAGCAGCGCACCGTCCGTGATGTTGGTGGTGACGATGGTGGGCAGCTTTGCGCCCAAGCGGTTATTCAGCAGGCTGTACAGATTCGTCAGGAAGAAGCTGGAGTTGAACTCGGTGCCCAGATCATCAAGGATCAGTAGATCGGCGTTGCAGGCAGTCTGGAACAAAGTCTCCTCCTCGCCGCCGGGGTCTGTGCCGAAATGCAGCGCTTCCAGCTTGCCGAAAAAATCCGGGCAGGAGACATAGATCACATCGTAGTTCTGCCGCAGCACCTCTCCGGCAATGGCAAGGGCGGCATGGGTCTTGCCCAGACCTGCGTTGCCCACCAGCAGCAGGCTTTCGCGGGTGGCAGGGGAAAAGTCCGCGGCGTAATCCCGCAGGTCGGCCAGAACCTCGGCCATGTAGCTGCGCACGCTCTCGCCCAGCGTCTTGTCCACCGTGTTGGGGTAGTAGTCCAGCTGCATGGTGTCAAAGCTGGAGATGGACAGGCTGGACAGCTCCTCGATCTCCTTGCGGCGCAGCTGCTGCATCACCCGGCGCACACAGTCGCAGGTATGGCCGTCCACTGCGCCGGTGTCCTCGCACCGCTTGCAGGTGAACTTTGGCTCCAGCGCATCCGCAGGACGTCCGCTCTCAGCCAGCAGCGCGGTCAGCTTCTGCTTTGCCGCCGCAAGCGCAGCGGCAGCTTCGGTGCGGTCTTTGCCGGAGGCTCCGGCAATGGCACAGCGGATGCCTCGCACCCGCACCTCTTCCTCGGCGTGACGTAGCCCGGGAATCGCGGCTTCGGCTTCAGCCTGTGCATCCTGCGCCAGTGCGCGGGCGGTCTGCCGCCGCATGGCTACGGTGCGCAATGCCTGCTGATACAATTCGTTTTTGGTACGCATATAGGCTCCTTACTCCGGTTTCTTGATCAGGGGACGGCGGCGGGTGGCGTTTTTCAGGATATCGTTTCCGCTGGGCGTGTCGCGGTCCACCCGGATATTCCGGCTGGCACCGGCTGCGGCCACCGGCCCGCGCACATCATGGATGTTGCGCAGACCCTTGGCGTTCCATGTTTTCAGGATGCTGTTCCAGTACCACAGATCCCGCTTGGGGCCGGCCTGTACGGCGGCTTCCTGCACCATGGCATCGTCGTAGCCGTACACCTCGTACCAGCGTGCAATGGCCTTGCGCCCGCCCAGCGTCAGCTCCTCGGGGGTGATCTGCAACAGACTGCTGACGTATTCCTCGCGGCTCTGGCGCAGCGCCAGCAGCTTTAAGTGGGCATCGGCCTGCTCGCCGGTCTCCACGCCCTCGGCGCGCCAGACTTTCAGCTCGTGGGTCACGGCAGCCATGGTGCGCTTGCCCCGGCTGGCCACATAGGCCACACAGAGCATCACAGTCTCAGGCGCAAAGCCTTCCTGCACATACAGGTTCACCAGTTTTTCCATCTCGGTGTGGGTCAGCGGACGGGCAAAGCTGGTCTGTGCGCAGTCGATCAGGCTGGAGATCATAGGGTCGGTGCGGCTGGCGGCGGCGATCTCCGCCCACCGCATAGGGGCGGGGGCGCTGGGCTCTGCGCCCGGGGCGGCGTTCTCCTCGTAGCGCTCCAAAAGCCCCGCACCCGCCCAGAACGCCAGCGCACTCTCGGCGCTGATGCGGCTGCGCAGCTTGAGGTCGGCGCAGAGCTTGTCCGGGTCGGTCACGCCGGTGGCCAGCACATACAGCGCCACCCGCACATTGTATTCTTCGGCAATGCCCAGCTTGGAGAACACCAGCTGCGGCACGGCGATGGTATCGCCCTTCAGTTCTTTCAAACGGT